ATGACATAGAAACTACTATACTCAAGAGTGAGAATAAGTTTGGAGAGCCTGTAAGATACGCACAGTATAAATTAATTAAGTAATGCAAGGTTACATTAAGCTACATCGTAAGATATTAGATAACGGAGTGTTTGCAGATGCAGAACTACTAAAGGTATTTGTGTGGTGCATACTAAAAGCTAACACTACTCCTAATATGGTTTATGGTAGGAAGGTTGATGTAGGTGAGTTCATTACTGGTAGGATAACTGCAAGTGAAGAACTGCACCTTAAACCATCTACTATCTACAAGAGGTTACAGAAGCTAAAAAGTCAAGGGTATATAGACATAGCTAGTAGTACTAAAAACTCTCTTATAACGGTAGTTAACTACAAGTCTTACCAGCTCAATGACAAGCCTAAGACTAAAAGAAACCTAGACACAGTTAGCAATAAGTTTCTATTAGAGGTATCTGCATTTAAAGAACTGTATAGCGTAGAGATGTTAGAAGCCTTTGTAGATTACTGGACAGAGCCTAACAAGTCTAAGACTAAGTTGAGGTATGAACTACAAAAGACTTTTGATGTAAGTCGTAGGCTAAAAACTTGGAGTAAGAATGAGAATAAGTTTGGTGGTAAAAAGAATAATGTAATTGACACTTGGCAGAGTGTTAGAAATGAAATGTTAAATGACTAAGAAGAAATTAGTAACTTGCTCACCGTTTATGTTAATAATGGGTTATGAGTACTCGCAGAAGCAAGATAGACAAACAGTCTATGATAGACAGAAAAGTAAATTGTATTACGCTTTAAAGAAAAAGAAATGAGAATATTTGATATGTTAAAAGCTGGTCAAGTCAATGAGGTAAAACTATTCTGCATTGACTTAGTAGGTATGTGTTACACATCGTTAGGTCAGAAGCCTGATAAGGAACAGATGAAAGGTATGGCTCAACTATTATACAACGACTTAATTACTTACCACACTAACTTACCGTTAGATGAGATTAAGTTTGCATTTGACAAAGGATTAAGAAATGCTGAACAAGGTACAAGTGCATTTGTCAATGTTAGAACGTGGTCAGTATGGATTAATGACTATAAGCAAAGAGCCATACAAAAACGCGGACAAGGTAGGCTAACAGAATACCAACAACATCAAGAAGGTCAAAAGGCAATAGCAATGACTATAAGTAAAGCAAAGAGATTAAAATGAAGATACTAAATTTATATGCCGGAATTGGTGGTAACAGGACACTATGGGGCAATGAACACGATATAACTGCAATAGAAATTAATTCTGATATAGCGTCTGAATACAAATATAAGTTCCCTAATGATGAGGTAATACAGACAGACAGTCATCAATATTTATTACATAACTATAAAAAATATGATTTTATTTGGAGTAGTCCACCTTGTCCTAGTCATTCAAGATTGTGTTATTCAC